CATAAAGATTTGCCGACGACACGTTATATGTATCCCTAGCGGTGTCGTGTATAAACCAGTTGCTTGTGCTATCTGTGCGCTTCACCAAAACAAACTTTGGCCTAAACCCCGTGAACACGAACGGCCCATCAGCCGAACCATTCCCCGTATAGCTACCAAAGGCGCTGTAGCCCGCGACGGCGGCGAAGCAGTAGGCGACGTAATTGTTGGCATTAATATTAGCCCCAGAAATATATGGGGTAGAGAACACCGTTGATGTTGGAGCGACCATCGGTCCACCACCACCGCCAGTAACACTCGCGACGGCGGCAGTTGTATTTAGCCGCAAATAATTATCTGTTGAGCCGGTGTTGGCGCTCCAAACGAACCAAGCCCCGCTGTCAACACCAGTTACGTTTCGTGACTTACTAATGACTAAACTTGGCGCTACGCCAAGCCCATGCCCGACTGTTGGACAAGTTCCGGGTGCTCCTGTTAATGTTCCGGTATAAATCACCACACTAAACCCAGCCGTCGTATTGGCGCTTACCGTGCTTTGGATGGTTCCGACGTTGTTGACTGTGCCTGCGCCGTTGGCTTTCCAGTTCCACGCCACAAATGTTTGTGTGTTCTGGTTTACCCAAATACCGGGAGACGTTGCGTCGGAGCCGTTGGTAGTAGTAAAGCCGTCAGAATTAAATGCAGAAATATAACCGTATATGCTTGCGCTATCGCCTTCTGCGTTCGTCGTATTAGAACTAAGGTTCTTAGATGATCCGGCAGTTCTTACGGCGTCGTATAAGTTATGCCAATACGCATTACTTCTATTTTTCACCCACACAAAGTCTGGTTGAAACCCAAGGCCAGTTCTATTTTTAGTTGTTCCAATAGAACTATTATCGCCTGTCCACGTTAGAACATCCATATACTTATTCCCCGCCGCAATCGTAGGCGTCGGAAGGTTCTGCGTATTGAGCGCCTTGAAGCCGGATGGGGGCGTGTAAGCGAATGGACGCTGGCCGAAGTTAAATGCATACTGCGTTACAACGCCGCCTGAGTTGGAACGCGCGCCAAAGTATAGCGGTCTATTATTTGCGCCTGATATTGTATAAGTGCCAACAAGCGCGTTGTTCTTGTAAAAGGATACTGCGCCAGCGCTACCATCGTAGGCGATACCAACAATATCACCAGAAGCTAATGACGGAGTTCCTGTAGCTGCCTGCGCTCCATTGACCTGTATGGTCGTATTGAACATAGCAGCCATCGGTGTAGTGCTATATGACGCCGTAGATGATGAAAATAGACCGACCTGATAATCGCTAGTCCCGGCTGGACTTAATAGCGTTACCTCACAATACCATTTTGATGTTGTATTGTTCACTGCTATTGTAGACAGACATGCTTTGTCATCAACGGCAGGGACAGCGAAATTAAGGTTTGCAGATGATATTGTGCCGCCGCCTAAAGATGCCAGCGGATTAAGAACACAATAATTACCAACGCCATTTCCGCCATCATCATACGGCGTCGGCGTGTCAATCATGCTGTCGTAGGTAACGCCAGCCGTGACGCTGATATTAGTCGGCGTCCAGTTGTTACCGTTGCCGCTGCTATCCTTGCCAATCGTCGTGGCAGTCGCGCCGCTGTTGTCCGCGAATTTCAGATAGAAACCGTTTGTCCCGTATGAACCGCCCGTGTAGGCTTTTGGCTTCCAGACGCCCGTTGTCGCGTCAGTCTCGCCAAAGGAGGATGGCGTGAGCGCTTGGCCGTCGATGAAGTTTACTTCGGCTAGGTAGCCGTCAAGATAATTAGTATACGCAGCGTTGTATATGACAGCGCCAATACCGCCAATATAACCCGAAACATTGCCCGGAATTGTGGCGTTTTGAGTTATTGTTGTGGTGGTGGTAACGGCTTGTTGAACACCATTGACATACAGTTTTACGCGGTTAGCGCCTGTTGCGTCTGTAGTATCAATCGTAACTACAACGTGATACCATGCTGAAGGGTCACGAAATACCGCCGTCGTGTAAACGTCCATAACAGCAGATGACGACGTAACTCCATATACATGCAACTGATTTGACGTATCAAAAAAACATTGAAGATAATTAGCTATTCCAGTCGATTGACCTATAGAGAAAACAACAGCGTTTGCCCCCAACGCACCGCGTTTCACCCATGCGCTATAAGTTAGCTTTGTTCCAAGCGTCGGGGTTCCAAACGTCCTGTTCAAATACGCGCTTGCGGCCGAGCGAAAGCGAAGGCTATTACTAATCCGATAGCCTGTCGTTGCCGGCGTAAAGAAAAGGTCTTTAGATGAGAACATTAGGGTGTGTAGTTTTGGACAGACGAACCATACCAGTTCGTGCCGTCTGAGAAAAAAGCAAGGAAGTCAGCTTTGCCGACCGTTGCGGTGATCGTCGGGGCGGTGCCGCCCGGCCATTTGACGCTGGTAAACGTCGCGGTCGTCGCCGTGCCAGAGGCAGGCTGACGCACCATAAGGATAAACGATTTGCCAGCCGTCGCTGTCGGCATGGTCACGGTCAAAGCCGTGGCCGAGGTCAGAGTCAGGTTCTGGAACGTGCCGTTGGCCAAGTCCAACGTGACCGTCGAGGTGACGGTACCGATGTTATAGTAAGTCTCGACGTAGTTAGTGATCGTCGGATTAGACAGAGTGGGCGCGGTCGCAAAGACATTAGCGCCCGTGCCTGTCTCATCCGTAAGAGCCGCCGCAAGGTTGGCTGACGACGGCGTAGCAAGGAACGTAGCGACGTTCGTCGCGAGCCCACTGACGCCGGTGCTGATCGGTAAGCCCGTGCAGCTTGTCAGAGTGCCGCTAGAAGGCGTTCCGAGCGCGCCACCGTTGACGACGACAGCGCCCGCCGTGCCGACATTGACCGCAAGCGCCGTAGCGACGTTCGTGCCAAGACCCGACACGCCCGTGCTGATCGGCAGGCCCGAACAGTTGGTCAGCGTGCCAGATGACGGCGTGCCAAGCGCGCCGCCGCTATACAGGATTGTGCCGCCCGCGCCGTAACTGACCGTGCTGCCGTCCGTGCCGACAAACGTGACGCTATTGTCAGTCGCCAGCGTCTTGCCGTTGGCAATCGTCAGAGTGCCGGTCGTCGTCGAGACGGTCAGACCATTATATTTGCCGCCGGTAATGTCGCCGGTCGTATCGGCAATCGTAACGGCAGAGTTCTGAATCAGCTTACCAGTCGTGCCGTCAAACCGCGCAACAGCATTGTCGGTCGAAGACGCCGGGCCGACCACATCACCTGTCGAGGTATTGGTATACCAAGACAAATTGCCGTTGCCGTCGGTCTGAAGAAGCTGACCATTCGTGCCGTTATCAACCGGCAGCGTCATCGTCCAATCGGCGGTATTATTGCCCGACGCTATCGTAACGCTATAGGCGCTAGCGGAGTTATAAATCTTTAGTGCGGCCGACGTTGTAGACGCCACGCCAAGCTGCACAGTGGCTGTGCCCGTGCCATTTACAAACGTAAAGGCCGCGTCGCCGCCGAACGCGCCAGCGTTATTGAACTGGATCTGCGTGTCAGAGCCGCCAGGCGATCCACCGCCGCCTCCGCCGCCAGCAGCCCAAGACAGCACGCCGTTTACGTCCGTCTGGAGATAATAGCCATTGATCGGCGCAGCCGCCGGAAGCGTCAGCGTATAGCTTGCAGCCGTGCTATTCGACGAGCGCAGCTTGACCGTGTTAGAGGTCGTATTCGCAAGGATCAGCTCGCCGCGCGTTGTGCTGGGCGTGCCGAGCGTAATGTCATCGTCGAACGTCGGGCTGTTAGAGAAGACCAGCGACCCAGTGCCCGTCTCATCAGTGACCGCTGCTGCAAGATTGGCGCTAGAAGGCGTAGCAAGGAACGTCGCAACACCGCTACCCAGACCAGTGACGCCCGTGCTGATTGGCAGGCCGGTTGCGTTGGTCAGCGTGACCGCTGACGGCGTGCCAAGGTCAGGCGTAACAAGCGTCGGGCTTGTGGCGAACACAAGCGCGCCACTGCCCGTTTCGTCAGTAACCGCCGAGCGCAGATTAGCCGACGACGGTGTGGCGAGCCATGTTCCAACGCCTGCGCCAAGGCCGCTAAGTCCCGACGCCGGAAAGTTCGTGCAGTTCGACAAATCGCCAGAAGTAGGCGTGCCGAGGATAGGCGACACGAGAGTCGGGCTGTTGGACAGCACGATGCTACCCGAGCCAGTTGTCGTGTTGCCGAGCGCCGTGACCGTGCCGCTGGTCGGGAACGTCAGGCTCGTCGCGCCAGAGAACGTAAATGTCGTGGCGTAGCCGCCAACCGTCGCAAAAGTCGAACCAGCAGCCAGCGAAAACGTCGCAGCCGTCGCCGGAGCGGTGATTGTGACCTTATTTACAGACCCGTTTAGCTCTAGATTACCGCTTTTATCAACAACAAAAGAGGCCGTAGTGGCCCCTGAAACCGTCAAATTAAGCAGTTTAGACGACGCGCTGGACGATGTATTGGTGACGGCAAGTTTAATGCCGTTCCACGTCGTCGTTACGTCGTTCCAGCTATCGGTAAGATTGTAAATAAAGGCCATTTAGATCACTCGAAGAAGACAGTGACTTTCGGACTAGAGCCGCCAATGACGACATAAAGGCCCTTATTCAGACTGATACCTTCAGCCGTGAAGATGTAGTTTCCCGGCGTTGCGGCCGTAAACTGCGCCAAAACGATAGGATCTGACGTGGAAGCTGCCGGCGAGTCATAGACCGCGACCGTGACAGACGTGCCGCTAGAAGCAAAAATGCCCTTCAGCTTGGCCAGGCCAACCTTTAGCTGCGTAGACGCTTCGATTTCCTGATAATAAGCCATTTTTGCTCTCTTAGGCTAGGAATTTCAATTTATACAGCGTGGAGAGGTATAAGTCCACGATTCCGTCGACAATATTCTGGAGCGCGCTGTCGTCACCAAACTCTTTTCGAGCTTCTTCGACTTCTTTCAGTGAATCCTCAAGAAATTCAACGACATTGTTGGTCTTTTTGGCCGAATGCAGCGTGATCGGGCCGATTAGACCGTGTCGACCTTGATAGGCTTCCGCCAAATCGTCAGCCAGCCCGATAATATTTTCATAGAACTTACCGAGAGCCTTGTGTTTAGCGTAAGAACGCGTGTTTAGATGCACCGAATGGGTCACATCGCGCGCAAGAAACAAATGCCCGATCAGATCTGCGCAGCTCATTGACCAATCTCCCGCATAGGCTCGCTGCCCGGCACTAAATCACCCGTATCCAGAGCCGCCGCGATGGTGCCCTGCACAATATCCTGAATTTGTTCCGGCGTCAGGCCGCTTTGCATGGCCGACAGACGCTTCGTTTCGGCGTCATAAGCCTTGATTTGGCTGTTTTGCTCGTCAATCGCCAGTTTCTGCATCTCATACGACTGCATGAGCGCCTGAATTTGAGCGTTGGTCTGCTCCATCTCGTTGGCCATCTGCTCCATCTGCATACGCATGGCCTGCGCTTCCGGCGACTCGTCGGTGTCTTGCAACACTTTCGGATCAAGCATCTTCTCAAAACGCTTGGCCATCGTCTCAGAGCCCGGCCAGTCCATGTTTTTGACGAACAGATCGCCCGCGACCGACCACAACGCCGGGTTGGTCTGAAGGATCTGGCCCATCGTGTCCATGGCTTCCTGCTTACGGGTCATGTAGCTGGGGCCGGACGACACATGCACATCGTAGGTGCCGACGTTCGGGTTGTAGATCTTCATGATCTCAATGCCCTGCTCGTCAACGATTGACCGCACCGCTTCTGGCTGGGCCGGGTTGATGCGCGCCATGCCGACTTCGCCCTCGACGTTGATAATACGGGCGACGCGCTGCGTGTCGTAAATCTTCGGGATCAGATCGACGAGCTGCCGCGCGACATACTTGATCGCCCGCGCGAGGTTGTCGACATAATGATAAGTACTCGTGTCGCCTTGCCGCTCCCGAGCGAGGATCGCACGACCCGTCCGCTCGTTGGAAGTCGCCCCAATGCTACTATCGTACTGGCCAGTGGTCGACTTGATGTCTTCGCCAGCCCCCATCTTGGCTTGAATAAGGCCCGTTTGAGCCATCGGAGGCTGGGCGCGCTCAGGTAGCGGTAACGGGTTTCCAGCGCCATCGGTAACATCCGGGTTAACTTCAAGATACGGCCAGTTGTTCGTATTGGCCGTTTTCCAGTTGGTTTCGTAGCCTTCGAACTGGCCGCCATAACCAATGAACGGCGCTTTAGGCGCAAGCGCCAGCATTTCCGCTTCTTGGCTGACCCAGTAGTTATACATGCGCTGCGCGTCTTTAGCGTTACGCACCAAACCGCTAATGTAGATTTGACCGTCAACCTCAAACTCGTTGCCGATCACGCGGATCACGGGGATGTACTTACCCGCCCATTCGCGCTCTTCCAGCACCTCATAGCCGTTGGTCTTGATCCACATGATCTTGCGGCGGTCGCTCTCGCGCGAACGCAACGGCTTACCATAGACAGCCTTCAGACGCTTATCTTCCGGCGTATTGTTGAACGCCGTGATGTTGTCTGGATAGAGGTTGAGCGTCGCCTTCTTAGTGTCAACGTAAAAATACTCAGCGATACGGACAGTCTCTTGGCTGACCCACATGCTTAGCGTCTGGTCGCCCACGCCCTGACTCATCATGCCCGTCACAGGCGTCGCGTCAGGATACATGCGCTCGTATTCAGCTTTCGGAATGTCTTCCGTAATAAAGCACCAATTCGCGTCCTGACCGCATGGGTCTTGGATCATCGGATCCATGTAGACCGAAAACGAGCTACGAACGCGCGCAATACGAATATCCTGCTCGAACGAATCTTCTTTGCAGTATTCCGTCAAGATGCGGATATAGCCTTCGCCGTATGTGACCTGGTTATCGCAGGCCGTGTCATAGGCAACGTCGGCGTCGGACATATACTCAATGTGCCGCACAATACCGTCGAAGATCTCCGCGACCTCCGGGTCGGCGTTCTCGTCGGCGGGGATGACCCGCGCAGTCGGACGGTTCTGGCGCTGCTCGTTTGTCACGAGCCGCACGTGCTGCGGCAGCTTGTTGATCGTCAGGCACGGCCGCGCGTTGATCGTCTGGCCCTGCACCGCGCCGCGTGTCGCCAGCACGTCCGCTGGCCATTGCCACGCGTTGTCCGGCGAGCCGGCCATGAAGCGCAGATCGTCTAGCTCGTCTTCACGACTGTCCGAATAGGCCGCAGACGCCACCGTAAAACGGTGACGCATTGTGGCCAGACGGTCATCGTCCGGGTTGTCGGAGACTTTGCCAGCGGCGATTACGTCATCACTTGCCACAAGATTTGCCCTTCGACATTTTCTTACCGGCGGCGCGTTTGGTAGAATACGCGATGGCGACGGCCTGCTTGACCGGCTTACCGGCGGCGACTTCCGCTTTGATGTTCTTACGGAACGCGTTTTTGGAGGTTGACTTGACTAGGGGCATTAGTGTCCCATCCATCCTGAAGAGGCTGTGCCTGCACCATACGTCATGCGCGGTCTGTTGTCCATTGGTCTTGCTTCCCTGTGCGCGACCGGATACGCGAACGTCACGGCGATAGCGTCGGCGGCGTCGGGTGAGGCCAGCCCCCGCGCTTTCATGTCTTTCTTGCTCTCTAGGAATATAGTCCCTTTACTGTCGGGCTTCATCATTGGCCCGGTCAGGTCGCTCTTGAGGAAGCGGTCGTTCGGTATGCTGGCGGTCTTCAGCCACTCCCGCATGGCGTGCCACATCTCGGCCCGCTTGTTCCCGAACATGACCGGCTTCGTCGAGCGCATACCGAAATTGACGCCCCGGATCTTATACCGTTGCTCCTTCAGACGGTCGACGACGCCCGCGCCTAGGCCGCCCTCGTCGATCACGACCAGCGCCGGCCGGAACTCTTCGATGATGTCGATGACTCTGCCGACCACCTCCATGGTGTCGTCGCCCCGGTAGCGGCGTATGCCGATGATGTCACGGCCCTGCCGGATAGCGATGACCGTAGCGTCAGCCCCGAACCGCGCCGGGTCGACGCCCACGATTATCGGCGCTGTCTGATCTTTCTGCGGCGATCTTTGCTGCGCGTCTTGAACCAATGACGACGGTATGAACTGGTCGTCACTCGCGTTCGGGAAGGCTCCGTAGACCTCAACATGCGCTTGGCTAGAGTCGGGTCCGTATTCGTCGATAATCTGTTGATAGACTGCCTTATCAGTGCCCTCCACGCTTCTGGCGTCAACAACCTTGTTTCGCCAGAAGTCGCGCTTGCTGTTGAAGCACTCGTAGAAGTATCCGCTGTTACGGCGGGGGTTGCTAAAAGCAAGCCAAAAACGATTAGGAGTGTTCTCTGTAAAGAAGCCACTGGCCACCGCCCAGATAGAGTCATCAATACCGCTGGCCTCGTCGAAGACCAGCATGACGCCCGCGAAGTTGTGCACGCCCGCGTAACTGTCAGGGTTCTCGGCCGACCACAGCCGCCCCTCGACGCCCCAGTAGCGCGTGCCCAGCTTCAGATCCCGCTCGACTAATTCGGCAATCCACTTGGCCGGCAGCACACGGGTAGCGCTCACCTCAAACCAATGGCTGTTAAGGCACATACTGAGCCATTTAGTTATCTCGGCCCAGGTGACGCTGCGTAGCTGCGCTTCTGAGTTGGCCGACACGATGGTTGTCGAGCCAATCCGGGTCGTCAGCATCCAGATCACGAGCCAGCTAACGAGGGCTGACTTGCCGATACCGCGCCCGGAGCTGGTCGCCATGCGGAAGGTTTCGAAGTCGACCTTACCGTTGTTCTCTTTGATGTGGTCGCGCAGGTCTTGCAAGACCTCAAGCTGCCATTTGCGCGGGCCTGTGAAGTGTTCCAGCGGCGTGCCAGCCTTACCCCACGGGAACGCCATCCTCACGAACGCGACCGGATCGTTTTTCACCTGCGCCGACCATAGGGTCGCCATCAGCTTCTGTTCTTCGTCCGCGCTATAAATCGGCACTTGCACGTTAGTATTCCAATCCGTTTGATTCGGCGGCGTTCTTATACGCGGCTGACGCGGCTTCCGGCGTATCGAACATGCCTACTACCCAATTCTTACCGTGAATGCGTATCTGTGCCGCCCATTTCCGCCGGTGCGCAAAGTAGCTAACGCCTTTATGCCCTGACGTATTTGTAGCCCTTAAATCGCAATTTCGCATGTTTTGACTGGCAGACACTACGCGAAGATTGATTATGCGATTGTCTTTTTTGTTGCGGTTGATGTGGTCAATTATGCCGTCAGGCCACGTGCCGTAAAAATAGAACCATGCCAGCCTATGCGCCGAATACATGCGCCGGTCTATCTGAATCTTAACATAACCTTTTACAGTAAACGTCCCAGCTATAGACCCTACAACGGTTCTATTTGCAGCCGCCTTTTTCCATGTAAAAATGCCTGTTCTAGCGTCATAATCTAATAGTTCTTTTAGGCGCTCAAGCTGAACGATCATTGGCAAACTCCGCAGTCAACGGAGTATGCATACTATCTTCCTTGTGGTCAATAGCTGCATCTATTAACTCCCCTTGGATCACGCGCTGCTGCGCCTCTTCCAGCGCCGCTATGATGGATATGCGTTGCTCGACCTGCACCTGCACGGACTGCGGGGCTGTCCACTTATGCACGTGCTTGAGAATGTCCAGCGCCGCCTTAGTGTCGCCTTCGCGGGCGGCCTTGTGCAGCACTTCGGACATTTCCGCCTCGCCCTCGGCGCGGCCCTTCTGCTCAGCATACTCCGCAATCGGGTCGAACTGCACCAGCCGCCGATATTCCGTTGGCGTCATGCCAGCGGCGTAGGCGAGCGTGTCGCCCTTCAGCCCTTTGCGGGCGGCTAAGTAGATGCGCTCTAGGACGGCTTCCGTCGCCTCTATTTTGCGCGGCTCATAAGGTAGGCTTTCAAACATTACTTAAGCCCCAACACCCGTTTAGCGCCTTCATGCGCGGCAGCGGCTTCCTCTTTAGTAGCATACGCCCCTAAATAGACTTGTCTATATTCAATGCTTATCCGCGCCTCCCAAGGAAGCTTAGGGCGTCTAGACGGATTTACGCCGAGGATTCCAGATGAATTGCGGGCGCTAGGCGAACTATTATGCAAATTAGTAGACCTTGTGACTGCTCGCAAATTGACTATGCGATTGTCGGCGCGATTGCGGTTTATGTGGTCTATGTCGTTTTCAGGCCAAACACCATAGTAGTATAGCCATGCCAGCCTGTGCGCTGGGTAGGTCTTACCTAACAACCCTATCTGCCAATAGCCTTGTGGGCTAAGACACCCCGGCTCGTCACCGATGTTTTTACGCCCCCATTTTGTTTTGCGACGAAAGACGCCGGCTTCAGGGTCGTAGTCGAGTAAGGTTTTAAGAGTGTCATGGTCGATCATGGTTTTTATTTTACGGTTTTATTTTTTATCTAGCAACAAAAAAATTTTTAAAAAGTTCGTGCAGACCCTTCGTATTTCTTAAAGGAGATCCCTCGGCCCAGCCTCCCCCGCCTTTTGACCTGGATCGACCCCAATCAGCTCAATGAATGTAGACTTAAAGCATTACGTTAAGTTGACAATCAAACGTCGGATCGTCATGCACTTGAAGGGTTGCGTCACGCGTTAGCAAAACGTCGGATCGTCATGACGATCTAGGTCCATGCAGAGTGTTTGCGCCTGGACGGCGCGGGACAAAAAACGTCGGATCGTCGGATTGCCATGCCTTCTGAGGTTCTCCATTACTTTTCACCGTAATTTTACACTAACTGTAATATTACATTAAATCATTACTTCAGACAACTAATACCCATGACGATCCGACGATAACTAAGCGCCGCCTAGGATTAAGCCGCCATTGTCCACGACGATTTGACGACGATAAGTCTAGCTAATTTGACGATAACCCGCCGCTCAACCGTAATTTTACAGTTGAGCGGTCACTGTAATTTTTTATTTATCCACCGTAATTTTACAAAATTACAGCTTCAACATAAGCGTGCGCTCTATTTGTCACGCGCACCTGAAACTCGCCAGCCTTAAAAACAGTGACGCTTTTCGGCGTCCTTTGTTGCACAACTATTCGACTAGGGATGAATTGGCGAAGACTATCTTTGACCGCGCTGTATTGGCTGGCGGTTATTTTGTCGGTCTTGTGCAACGCTGTAAGCAGCGCGTCCATATGCTCATAAGACGGCACGTCGTCCTCAAATATTGTTTCTATCTTCGCCATGTTCACTCTCCATAATTACGATGACTGCATTATTACAGTAAAAAGAATTTTACGCAAGCTGCATTTTTTCGCTTGACGCTATCCACAATCCGTGAGCATATAACGTATCCACATAGGAGCAAACGACATGACAAGCATTAAAGAATGGGCCGAGGCTCAATGGCAAAAACCCGGCGTGCGTTGCGCTAATCATGGCGTGGCGTATATCGGCGACAAGTTACAGAATATGCAGGTGCGGGCGGGAACAGCGCGCAACTATAAGAGCAAGACGCAGCGCGATTATGAAAAGCGCTTTGCAATCTACAACGAAAAATTGCGCCCGATTATTCTGGCTGAAGCGACGGCAACGCTGCGCAACATTGAGGTGGCGATAATTGATAAATACGGCCGCCCAGTGAAAAACGGCAACGTCGTCCAAACCGAGGTTAAGCTGCTCAATGAATATCGGTGGCCGGCGCAAACCAAAACCGAACCTGTAGCCGCAATACCGCGCAAGCGCGTTCCCAAGGCTAAGCTAGAACAGGCGGCCGCTATCATCGCCAAAGTGCCGCCGGAAGAGCTGGCGACGTTCCTTGCCAAGTTTGGCTTGTCTCTATCGCTCGCCGCGTCCATTGCGTCATTGGACAATGCCGAAATGATCGCGCGTCAGTTTTTGCGCGCAACACTCTAATCAGGAGAAAAGACCATGACAAAAGCAAATTGGAAAAACATCAAGCGCGCCATCCGCGAAAAATATGAGTGGCCGGGCGGCTATCCATTGTTTATCGCCATGCGCGACGGCGAAGCGCTGTCTATTGACGCCGCGCGCGCCAACTGGCGGCACATTTGCCGGGCATATGTAAGCGGCGACATGCGCGATAGCTGGTATCCAGCCGAAGCAATGGTGAATTGGGAAAACCCCGACCTATATTGCGCCCACACTAACAATCGAATCGAAAGCGCCTATGCCGATGACCAGTGAACCAAAGCCAATCTGGCAGGCGATAAAGCATCTGCGCGACGCGCTGATCGAAGCTGAATGGGAAGGCGACGCCGGCTTAGCGGCCGGCTTGCGCCAGCAAATCACGCGGCTTGAAATGCTGCAATCATACGGAGAAACGCACGATGTTGAGCATTGAAATAGAGATAGACCAGCTAGAGGCGCTGCTAGACCATCTTGCCAAGCAAGAACGCACGCCGCTGCTAGACGTGGCCTATAAAACCCTACAAGACGCCCATACAAACGCGGCGGAAGAATACTGGACTGAAAAGTGGAGCGGACTCTAATGACCTATCATATTGAATATGAGCTAGACGAGTTTCAACCGTGGCCGGGAATGGCCATCTATGCCTATGGCGTGGCGACCATAACCTATAAATGGGAAGGCCGCGACCGCGACACTGGCGACGACGCCGGGCCATACGATATAGAGCTGGAACATCTCACAATCAGCGCCGACAAGGCTAGAGAGCCCGACCGCTGCATAGAGCAGACTGACCCTCTCTTTAGACAGGTCGAGTCCATCCTATGCGCCAGCCGCGACGTGTACGCCGCATGTAAGGAAGACTATGAAAACTGACCTGATCGCCTTCGCCATCGGCGCAGCGCTGGCAATACCCGCGCTCGCCCTATTCGTAACATATCTACTGGGGGGCCTATAATGAGCCGCATGAAGGATTATTTTGAGTTTAGCCAGCTCTTACATTGGCTGTCCAACGAGGCGCTTAACATCCTGTTAGAGACAGAGCAGGACGATTACCGCGCCAAGATCATAATGAACGAGTTGGAGAAGCGCGGACATGCTACGGCTTGACCTTGACACCGAACCCGGTGGGGTCATGACCCGCTGGAAGGTCGGAGAGGGGCTGTCACTGCATCGGCGCGACGGCTCGCTCATAATGAGAATCCATGCGCCCTATGCTGACGAGCGTTCTGTCGTCACGGCGGCGCACGCCCTCAACTTTATGTTCAAGAGTATCAAAAATGCGAAAGCAAGAGATGATCGAGGAGATTCAAGAGCTGATAGAGGAAACAGCCCGGAATCATAACCTATCAACCGAGGCCCTGACCGGCCACAACCGCCGCAAGGGGGTCATCTGGCCCCGGTTCGAGATCATGTGGCGCGCCAGGCACGAGCTAAACGCACCGCTCCAGCTAATCGGGCAGGTGCTAGGGGGCCGCGACCACACGACCATCATGCACGGGATCAAACGCTATGAAAATCGGTGAAGCAATGGCAATCTTACTGGCGGTGATGATTGAATTGATTTTGGGGATCAAGTGATGACGTTCGAAGAGCAATACGAGGCCATACAGGCCGTGATACCCGACCTACCGCGCGACGAGCCGGTCTATGAAGTGAATCCGCCCCTATGGGCGTTTTGGCGGGCCGTGCGACCCATGGCCGAGCCGAATCCGGTGCTAACCGAGCAAGAGATTGTGCGGCGGCTTGATCTGATGTATATGGGCCATGGCGTCTGCTAGACGCCCGTTTTCCTCCCTATGGTGACTGGCCGGCGCAAGCCGGCCTTCTTTTTTAGTAGCCAAGCATCGCCCGCAGCCGATTCACCAGCCCGTCGCTCAAAATCGTCGATTGTGGGATAAAACGCGACGGCAAGACAGGCGCAGAGCCAGCGATAGGCCGCGACGCCTGAAACCGGCGCATACGCTCTTGCTCATCCAGCAGCCGCTTAACAGGGTCGTCGGGATACGCTTGCTGTATGGCCTGCTCGTACTGGGGCTGCGTGTAATAATAGTTAGACCCGGCTGGCGCTGGCATCGGCTGATTGATTCGCGCCATGATTCCGGCGATTTGATCTTTGAAATCCATGTCCTCATCCATCGGCCCTGGGGCGTTTGGATAGGCCATTTTGTTTTGCTCATACCGCAGGCGCTGCATCTCAGGGCCGTATTCGACCCCGCCAGCCAAACGTGCTAAGACATTCCCCTCCAATTCTTTGGCGGTCAGTCTGCCTCTAGGTTTATTAGCCATGAACGAGTCCGAATTTGAACGCCGCCTGAAGGCGCTCCAGCAAGAAGTATCCGAGTCCTATCTTAAGGGATACAACGAGGCTAGGCAACGCGCCCAATGGACTATAGCGGCGGCTGTCGACGAGAGCACCCGTCTACGGAACGCGCTCGAATGGGCGCTAGACGAGGTGCAGGACGAAAGCCGCCGAGTCCGTATTCTAGCAGCAATGCACCGGCGGCAACCAACCAATCACGAACGAGACTGACCATAGCCTAGGCCCTCCAGCAGCTCGCGGGCCGTCTCATGGGCCTGACATAGGCCGTCGACGATCTCCGGCGGACACTCATCATCCCCCGGAGTGGATGCCCAGTCCAGATATAAATCAAGCTGGTCGGTCAAATTCGCCAAGACGTTCAGGATATTAATTTTTAAGTGCGACGACATTATCTTTCCAATCCGGTTCGACCATGTTGCGTAGCTTAGCCTTAGGCAACGCCGCTAGGTCAGGCCGCACGAATATGTGCCGCTTGGATTTGTATTCAGGCGAGCTGCATAGCCCCTTGTCAATCCACCCGGCTTCTTTCAGCGCATGAAACAGCGCTGGCTGAACGATTCTTGTCCGTAGATTATCCGGCGCAGCCTGCGACAGCTCTTTAAGGATGATGTGCCATGGGCCAGATATGATGTCAGTTTTGAATGGCGACTCCTGCTTCTCAATCAAGTGATGGATATAACTCTCCGCGTTGCTCATGCCGGTATAGATCAAGCGCTGCTTGTATTCTGTCGCAAACGGGATTGCTTTCGGGTTGAACTGCGACACGTCACGCGAACGCAACCAGCCCGCGACGGCTTCAAATCCACCGGCCTTATACCAGTCCCAGATCCGCGTCGTTTCTTCCGGCGTCATCTTCGGCGCGTCAGACCAAACGCAGAACCAGCGCCGGTCATCGCTGTCGAGCGTTATTGGCATGGATTCGTTCGTGAACGCCAGCATGAAGATCCGATTAGGCATCTCGAACGGATGCAAGCCTTTGCGGTTAACTGTCAGCATTTCCGGCGGCGCGGCGATGATCGGCTTGAGCTTGTTAGCCAGCGCCCGACGTTCTTTTGCTTCCGGCTCTTTCAGCTCGTTCAGCACCATGATCTCAGTCTGATAATGGTAGCCGAAATCGCTGTTGATCTTATTGCTGTCGATCACCGCGACGTTTCTCATGTGCTCGCCGCCAACGGCCCAGAGCAGCGGATACCACATGGTGTCCTTGCCGATGCCGCCGTTGCCGCCGTGCAGGATCGCGTGGTTAATCTTCGTGCGCGGCTGCTGTGCCTTCACGGCCATCACGTTCCAGATATGCTCAAGCTCGCGTTCGTCCGGCACGAGACGACGGCAATGATCCAGCCAAAGCGTCGGATCCCCCGCGTCGACAACCTCCGGCCTGGCGTCGCGCCAGACATTGCCATAGACAAGCCCATCGCGCGCGACTTTCCATTCGTCACCGGCAGCGTAGGTCATGCCTTTTAAAACATAACCGCCTTGACTCTCGCGCTGTTCGTCATACCAAACTGACGCCTCAAGCCGACGCGGCTTTTCGCCTGTGGACTTGCACTCGACATGCCGAAAGATCGCGTTGAACGCGCGGCGGCTGATCTCTTGGCCTGTCTTATGATCAAAATAACCGTCGTCGTCGACGACATATGCGAAGCGTTTATGCCATGTGGCGCGATCTTCACGCCCAGCTTGCTTGTCATTTACTTCTTTAACTCGTTTGGCGGCTTCGTCAGGAAATTTTTCGGTCGGCGTCAGCGCGCTAATCTTGCTGGTGTAGTCGGCAATGAGATCGTCTCGCAGGCCGGGAATGGTGCGCGGGCCGCCTTGTTCCGATACCCAATCGCAAAAGAACTTGCTATCAAGATGCTCGCAATGAGCGTGATAGCAACAGAACGAACGATCTTGCGGCTTATATCGCGCTTCAATCTGTCCATCTGTGTGACCTTCGTGATTCGGGCAGACAACGCCGCACCAGCCTTCCGCATTTACGCCAGACGTAACAAGGCCGTTTTCGCTCAGCCACGCCAGAACCGTGTCGTTGCCGGTGTCCTTTACGCGGAACGTAATACGCTGCGCGTTACCGACTTCCGCCGGCGTCACGCCAAGCGCCGCGCAGATCTCCGCGAGCGCATATTCTACTTTGTTAAACTCCACCTCACGGCATACGAACGCCTCGCGTTTCGGCTTGACGTTTACGGAACCCGGAAGACGACAGTTACGCACGGCGTTAGTAGCACCAGGATCGGTATAGCCAGCTTCAGCAATAGCGGTAAGAGCTGCACAATGTTCCTCCACGGTCGGCTGCTCGGCGTAGGCATACCAATATTGATAGTTGCCGGAGCTCGTCTCGACGATAGCGGTCGGCTGCAATGGCGGGACTTTTGACTTCGTGCCGATGTCGTCCAGCATCATAAACAGGACGTGCGTGCAGTTCGCCACACTGGCGGAAGGCTTGCCCTGCATACGATCCATAATGAACGAGCCGGTGTTAAGAAACCAGCTCTCGCCTTCCTTGCGCTTGTGCTTCGGCAGATAAGCAGGCCAAGTATATTTAGGCGAG